CTTTTGACGAGGCCAGAAAGTATAACAACTTAATTGTTAATAATGATTTGGATGATTGGTGGTGGACTTGTACAGCATGGACTAGTCCAAACCGTGAATACAATCGTTCAATCACCGTTGTTCTTCCGTCCGGCGACTTCAACCTCAACGTCTGCTTCAACTGCTTCGGTGTTCGCCCAGTTTGTATCTTAAAATCTAACATCTTTGTATCGAAAGGAAAATAAATGGCTGAATTAACATTAGAAGCGTTGCAACAACAGTTCAATGATCTAAAGAAAAGAGTAAATATCTTAGAAGGCAATCAAAAAAGAAAAATTGATGTTGAGCCTAAAGCAGGCAATCAGTTCGAGCTTGCAGGGCTAAAATGGAAAATCATTGATGTTCTTGATTCAGGTTGCATGTGCCTTGCAGAAAAATCAGAGTTGATGAGATTTGATCCAGACATAAATGATTGGAGAATCAGTGAACTACGTCAGCATCTGAATAGTGATCTCCTTGAAAAAATAGAAAATGAAATTGGAGAGGAGAATGTTATTCAATTTGAAAGGGATTTACTGTCTGTTGATGGACAGAATCAATACAGAGCATGTAAAGACAAAGTTTCGCTGCTTACTCTTGACGAGTACAGAAAATATAGAAGTCTGATTCCGAATGAAGAGTGCTGCTGGTGGTTACTTACTCCATGGAGTACGTCGCACAGCGGATATTATACATTGACTACCGCTGTTCTTCCAGCTGGTCGCATCTACTACTATGCTTGCAACCTCGACTTCGGTGTTCGTCCAGTTTGTATCTTTTCTTCATCAATCTTTGCAGAAGAAATTAAACAGTAAAAAATTATTAAAAGGAGAAAGCTAATGAGTAATTATGTAAAAGCCCGATACGAGGGCAGTAAAAGAAGCTATTGCTTTGCAGCAGAGGAAGATTTAAAGCCAGGAGACGAAGCAGTAACTCCAAACGGCACAAAAGTCACAGTAGTAGACGAGCCAGTAGACCTTTCATGGATAGAAGCCTATGGAAGAAACAATATCAAGACACTTAAAAGAGTGCCGGAAAACAATAAAATTGAACAAGGAGAATAATTATGAGTGAGAGATTTGAGATATGTGCTGGAGAACATATAGGAATGATTGCTATTAAAGACAATCAAACCAAAGAAATGGGATTGGGACTTTTCAAAAGTAGAGATGACCTTAGTTTTTTGGAAGCACTCAGAGACGCTGCGCAGGAATTACTAGATGCATTAAAGGCTGACGACAAGAATAATGACACAGACAGTGCAGAGGACACAGAGCCGGAGCAGGAAGAGAAAAAACAGCCAGTTCCTTACAATGGCACAGTCGAAGTTGTAAAAGGTGATGACAAGCTTTTCCCGACAGGGTTGAAATTTAAAGTAGTACAAGGCAAAATATCATATTTTTCAGGCGATTTAGCAAAAGACGCTATCGCACTCGTGATGTTTAGCAGTTTTACACTTAAATCATTTAAGGAATTGAGTGAGTTATTAAACAAGATACATATCAAGGTTAAGGAAGTCAAGGAGGGCAAGGAATAATGGCGGATACAGCAATTGTAGAGAGCGGAAAGCAGGCTGTGCAGCAGCCAACAAAGAGAGTAACCGATTATAGTCTTGGAATTTTTGGAACAAGCGATAATTTCATTATGGCTATGCAGATGGCAAAGGCACTGGCAAGCTCAACCATTGTCCCACAGACATTTCAAAAGAATGAAGCAAATTGTCTAATCGCCATTGAGCAGGCTCAGCGATTACGAGTAAGTCCAATGATGGTTATGCAGAATTTACACGTAATTCAGGGTAGACCGTCTTGGAGTTCAAAGTTCTTAATTGCTGCGATTAACAATTCTGGAAAATTCGATATGGAATTGCAATTTGAAGAGACACAGGATAAGGATGGAAAACCGTTTTCTTGTACGGCATGGACAACAAAAAACGGAAGAAAAGTCAATGGAATGACCGTTGACATGGATATGGCAAAAGAAGAAGGCTGGTTGAGCAAAAATGGCAGCAAGTGGAAAACAATGCCACAGCTAATGCTGAGATACAGAGCAGCTTCGTTCTTCTCTAGCCTTAACTGTCCAGAATTGACCATGGGTCTGTACACAAGAGAAGAAATGCAGGACGACGATTTTAAGGAATATCCAATAGAGAACATGCAGGAGCAGGTGCAGCAGGAAATTGCAGAAAACGCAAATTCACAGGTATTTGAAGAACCAAATGAGCAGAATAAGGAAGCAAACAAAGATGCTTTGCCACCTTTTATGTCTGCCTGATCGGGAGGGAATAAAATTTATTGGAAGAATGGAAATGGATCAAAGGATATGAAGGGCTATACAAAATTTCAAGTTTGGGACGCGTAAAGAGCTTTCATAAGAAAAACGATGGAGAAATTTTAAGCATAAAAAATAGTCAAGGATGGTATTTGGATTTTAGAGCAGTAGGTAAAAAAGGCGAAAAACATAAAACTTTAAGAATCCACAATGAGGTAGCAAGAGCATTTATCGGAGAAATTCCAAAAGGATATGTGGTTCATCATATTGATGGGAATAAGCAAAATAACGATGCTAAAAATTTGCAAATATTGCATCCTATGCAACACCGAGAAAAGCATCCATCTAATTATATCGGAATGAACTTGAAAAATATGTATGGCCAGAGGCGCATCAGGCAATATACAATGGATGGATTTTTTATAGCAGAATATGCGAATGCTCAAATTGCTGAACATATAACAGGAGTTTGCGGCAGAAATATATTGCAAGTAGCCAACAAGACACCATTTAACAATAAAAATGCTACTCGAAAGCAAGCAGGAGGATATATATGGAAATATGCAGATGGAGGAGGTGATAAGAGATGTTTTTGAGAACCATTGGAACTGGAAGTACAGGAAATTCGTATGCGCTAACTAGTAACAGCGGAGAGATTCTTCTGCTTGATTTAGGAATTTCGGAGAAGAAAATTAAAGAAAGCATTGACTGGAAGATATCAAATGTTGTAGGTGCGATTGTTACTCATAAACATCTCTGACTGGATCACTCAAAATCAGTTAGAGACTTTGAAGAAATGGGAATCCCAGTCTACAAGCCCTACGAAGATAACTCCTATATCGGTGGCTATGGTGAATTTAGAATTGTATCAGTTCCAATGAATGATGTGCATGGACACTTCAAACATACCGATGCAGACGGTACAGAGTGTCCGTGCTATGGATTCATCATCGAGCATCAAGAGATGGGGCGAATGCTCTACATTACCGATACAGAGTTCGTAAGGTGGCGATTTAAGGATATTAACCATATCCTGGTGTCTTGCAATTACCAAAAGAAGTACATTTCAGAGGATGTCACTGGTAAACGATTGCATGTCATTAAGGGGCATATGGAGCTAGAAACGTGTGCAGACTTCATAGAAGCTAACACAACAGACGCACTCCAGAACGTCATTATTTGCCATTTAAGCGCAAATAATGCAGCGCCGGAAGAAATGGTCACAAGAATAAAAAAAGTCGCAGGAATGGCAAATGTGGACGTTGCAGAAGCAGGTAAGGCCTGGCAATTGTTTAATTACGAAACATGTCCGTTCCTGTAAGAAAGGAAAGCAAATGAGCAATAAAGAAGTCTTGAAGATATTAAAGAAGAAACTTGATACTTGCACCAGAGCAACTGAGCAAGCCTTGAAGAAAAAGGACTGCAAGGCAGCTGAAAAATCAATGAGAACCGCGTTTGTATTCATGAAGGCACATAGCGCTCTTAAAAAGCAGATTCCGCAAAAACCGGTTATTCTAGCAGATAAGAACGCATGTAGCTGCTCTGTATGTGGAAACATCATAAATGATTGCCTTGCTTCCTATTGTTCAAAATGTGGACAGAAGATTGATTGGGAGGATTGTTAAATGTCTATTGCAAAAAGTGATGAAATCAAAAACCTTTTGGTTAGCAATAGTGAATTGATGGTTGCGGTAGCATATCCACATACCTATTGTCGTGTAGTACCCCTACAAACGGCATGTGAAATAGTCAACAACATTCTCGAAAACAGAGACATGCATAAAACAATTGCAGAAGAACCAGTCATCTGTGCATCAAGTGAAAATGTATACGAATGGTATTGCCCGACATGTGGCACACGGTATGAATCAGAAGCAGGAGTTTGCGTACACTGTCCATACTGCGGACAGAAGATAGATTGGAGCAATTATGATTCTGAATGAAATTTTAAAGCTTATGAAATGCTTTCCTGGCAGCAGTATTAGCAGCAAGGGATACTTACTCTTAAACAAGCAGCGTTCTGGTTTTTCCATAGCTGACATTGAGAGTGAGGAAGATCTTAAATGTAAATTGCTTGAATATGTGTCAAGGGATGCTTGTAAAACAATGGTTTATCAGCAACACATAAGGAACGTAAGATTCTGGAATAGAACCCGAAAGAGTATAAACCAGTATCTGCAGACAAATTTCTCCGATGATGACATGCTTGATATATACCAGTACTTAGGCAACGGCATCAGGCACAAGCTCACTAAAGAGTTTGTAGAAGGTGGATATGATCTAAAACTGATAAAGGAGGTACAAGATGGGTGAGATTAAGATCGGAACTCCTGTCTATCACGTAGAGGAATACCGATTAAGCAACTATGAATTAAAGCAGAAAGGATTCGAAGGGTTCGACAACTACGGGCTTGAAGTTGTTGAATCGGTTGTTATAGCCGTGACAGACACACATTTTGATACGATAACTGAAAAACGTGACATCGGAAGCAATGCGAATAACATACATCATTGGGAGAGATTAGCGCTTGGAAGGGCGGTATTTCTGAGTAAAGAAGAAGCTGCAGAAGAAGCTGATAACCGTGCACATAATATCCAGTTAGGATATCACTGTTCAAAATTTAGCCAGCGTCCAATGTATAAAAATTGGCTACACTGGCAAGATACAGCTAAGGCAAAGGCACCTAAAAAACAAACAGGTCATAGATCAAACTTTGTCGCGAAAAAAACTACACTTCCAGAGGAACTTTACATTGCCTGGAGGGATGGAAAGTTAACCGGACCAGAAGGTGCAAAGAAGATAGGTGTTTGTGTTACGACTTTTGAAAGATATGCAAGAGAAGAGCTTGCGAAGAGAGGTGATAGGCATACCGTCAAAACTGGCAATAAAGTGCCACCAAAGCCTTTGCCGCCAATGTTTGATGAATGTTTCGAGCAGTGGAAGCTCGGATTGCTCTCAGGCGAAAAGGCGGCTAGACAATGTGGGATATCACATACAACATTCCGTAAGTATGCAAATATCCGATTAAAAGAGATTGGAGAGCAGAGGAAGGGAATCCAGAGAGGAGTGATTCTTCCACCAAACTTTACAGATGTATATCTGGAATGGGAACAAGGAGATATTGGATACAACGAAGCCGCAAAGAAATGTGGTCTTGAATATTACACATTCAGATACTATGCAGAGAAAAGGTACAATGAAAGGATGGACGCAGGAGTATTCCAATATTAAAAGAAAGAAGGGCTTCAAAGTGAAGAAAAATCGGCAAGTCTTACTAGCTGAAAAGTTAATTGTGCCTACGCTTGCTTTTGAACATAACATGACAGAAAAAGAAAGAAAAGATTTTCTCAAAGCTATGCGAACAATGTTTAATTTGAAGATTAAGCAGGAAATAAGGCCAGAGGAAGAGCTTATGTATACCCTTACAAGGCAGAGGGAGTTAGGAATGAGAAAGAAAAGAATAAAACTTTAAAGAAAAGAGGTGTTCCATATGGGAAAAGAAGAAGATAAAGAGCCACGCTGCGTATTGACTTTGCCGTTATATCCAGAGCCTTGGCAGGCGGATATCATTGAGAAAAGGTTTCGCATTATGGAACACATCGAAAATTCTTTAACAGCTATTGAACTTAGAAAATTGAAGAATGTTGAAAGAACCAAGAAGTATAAAGATGTGATGGCTGCCATAAAAGAGGAAAAAGATGATAAAAAGCGCAGCAAACTATGGAAGGAAAGAAATAAACTGTTAAAAGATGCCGGAATCAACCAGTTTGATTTTATTAAGGACGTATCATTACTACAGAAACATTTTGCTTCGCATATAGCTCAAAAAGTCGCAGCAGCGGCAGCCAGAACCCATGTCTGGAGTTCGTTTGACAGAGTGGTATTTGGAAATGGTCGAAAAATCCATTTTCATAAGAAGGGAGATTTAAAAAGTATTACATCTGGATATTTTGGTGTATCTATGACTGTTAAAAATGGATACTTTATCTGGAGCGGAGGAACTAAGGATGAAAAAGATAGAAAAGTTAAGCCAATAACGATAAGTGTAAGAATAAAGCAACCAGAAACTTATTATGAAAAAGAAATGCTACAGAAGCAGATCAAGTATGTGACTATAGTTCGCAAGTGGATTAAAAACAGATATAAATATTACCTACAATTTATGCTTGTCGGAAATCCGGTAGCAAAGCCAAGAATAATCGCAAATGGCAAAAGAGTTGGGATTGATATTGGAACCAGTTCTGTTGCAATAGTTTCTGGTAAAGAAATAAAATTGGTTGAACTTGCAGATCGTATTCAAAATAACTACGATAAAGAAATTCAGCTACAAAGGAGCATGGATCGTAGCCGCAGGGCGATGAATCCTCAGAATTTCAATAAAGATGGAACAATTAAACGAGGAATCAGGCTTATATGGGCAGAATCCAAGCACTATAAAGAAATGAAAGGGCAGGTTAGAGAGCTTGAGCGCAAGAATGCAGATATTAGAAAATATCAGCACACATGCCTTGCAAACTCTGTACTGTCACTTGGAACAGAGGTTTACATAGAGCAAATGAGCTTTAAGGGGCTTCAAAGAAAGGTAAAGGAAACTAAGTATGACAAAAGCGGCAAACCAAAGCGTAAAAAGCGTTTTGGAAAGTCGATAGCAAATAGAGCACCAGCAACGTTTGTGATGATTTTAGAAAAGAAACTTTCTGGAATTGCAGGTGAAGAATTGCGCAAGGTAAATACATTCACTTTCAAAGCAAGTCAGTATGACCACACAAACAACACTTGCCAAAAGAAGCTACTGGGGCATAGGTGGGCTAGACTGTCTAACGGTGACAAAATTCAGCGAGATTTGTATTCAGCATTTCTTTTAATGAATAGTGATACCGATGTGCAGCATACAGACCAGAATAAATGCAAACGTAGCTACAAGAAATTTAAGATACAGCATGATGAGTTAATAAAAGCTATGCAGGAATCCGGTAAACGCTATCCTAAGAGCTTTGGAATTAACTAGTGCCAATATCACCCATACATAAAACAGTGGCACATCGGTGCAATATTCAGAGGGGTCAGGCATACCCCAACTTGCCGATAACTAGTCTTATTCAATAGGATAGGTGGCAAGAAACCCTATTTGGAACTAAATTCAGTGCTATTACGCTGCCAAAAACCGTGATGGAGAAGGTTTATAAGTACAAATAGGCTTACCACATTAAATATAGGCAACAAAATTGAACAAAATCGCTGTTGCGGTTTACATGTGTGTGTAA